AGGAATTAATTGCTGCCGGAGTAATTTTTGTTGCGGCATCCGGTAACAGCAATCAAAAACAGGTAAACAGCAGTCACCCGGATTTCAACAATTTTATTACCACCACCAATGGCGGAAGCCTAGCCAATTCCACATTTACTGAGTTTGGGATTTCAGTATTCGGAACAACAAATCGCCGAGGATTTCCTCAACAAGGCGGAAAATACACCGACGTTAATGGCGCAGTGATTTATCCTGTGATCAATATAGGTGCATTAGACGACGATTATAAAACTTCAAAAGAAGCCAAAGTCGGTTACAGCGATAGAGGAAACAGCATAGATGTTTATGCTCCAGCAGACGGAACCTTAGCAGCCAATAGAGGCTATGGCACAAACTGGCCGAGACCCGATACCTATGCTGCTCTCAGCTACAATTCCGGAAATACCACCGACGCTGCCTTTAGCGGAACCAGTGCTGCCTGTCCTGTAGCCACAGGATTTATAGCCACAGTGTTGGAGTGGAATAGAGATTGGACCTGGGCAGAAGTAAAAGAATGGCTGCAATCTCTAGAAACACAGGACGCTGCCGATTTTTACTTTGGCACAGAATCAACTACTGCTAATACTGCCAATTGGTTGGACTATGAAAGTCTCGAAGGAGGCGATGCTCGAGTGCTGTATCAAGGACCGTTTGATGCTAGATTCAGGCCTGGACCAAGAATACTATCATCGGGCTTCGTCGTGAAAGGTCTTCGAATCAGGAACCGATAAATAGTCTATTAGGATAAAACATGCCATTAAATTTTCCAAGCAACCCAAGTACAAATGATACCTATACGTTCGGTGACAGTCAATGGATATACAACGGCGTTACTTGGAATATTGTTTCTTCAGCGATAGTGGCTCCAACGACTACTAATTCATTCGCTACAATCACAGTCGCAGGACAGTCTAATATTGTTGCAGATTCTAGCAGCGATACACTAACATTCATAGCTGGATCTAATGTCACCTTGACAACCAACGCTAGCAATGATTCGATCACTATTAATTCTACTGCCTCGGGCGGAGGCGCAGCATCCGACAGTTTTGCTACCATCGCAGTAGCAGGTCAAAGTTCAGTTGTCGCTGACTCAGCTACGGATACACTAACGCTAGCAGCAGGTACCGGTATCTCTATTACCACAAATGCAGGAACAGACACCGTAACTATAACCAATACAGGCTCAGCAGGCGCAACTACATTCGCTGCGCTGACTGATAATGCTGGTCTATCTGTGGATAAAATTTATCTACCTGCAATCACTATGCTGGTAGTAACTAATAACGGTGCTAGTGCTTACAGATTTGATCAATATGGCAGCACTGACGACCCTACAATTTTTGCTATCAATGGCACTACAATAGCATTTAATTTACAAGCAACCAACCATCCTTTTTTAATTCAAGACAACACGGGCACAAATTACAATACAGGATTGATACATGTTAGTACCGCCGGAGTAGTGTCTACCGGTTCATCTGCTCAGGGCAAAGATTCGGGAACACTATATTGGAAGATTCCGGATAGTATTAGTGGCGCTTATAGATATCAGTGTGGTTCTCATGCCGCTATGATAGGCACTATCACCGTTAAGAACTTTGGCAGTATTTAATTTTTCTGTGCCTGTGACCAGTCTTTGATTCTGGTTTCTAATTTTTTTCTTATAGCCGTGATATCCTGCTTCATTTCACTGCCCATAGTAGGCAGCTGGCGACTATAAACCATCTCCATGTGCATGCTGTCTAATTTTTTTATTTCCGCAATCAGTTTATTCAGCAGTTGTTGAGATTCTTGTTTAGCCGCACCTTCGGGCATACTGGCAATAGCAGTGCGATATTTTTCACAGTCTTCTTGGAATCTAGTAGATTTAATCAGCGATGACATTTTTCCAACTCCATAATAGTTTCAATCTTTGTTTTTATTATTGAATTATTTAATGTGGCCTTAAGACCGTTATGCAATTGTTTGGGCAAATAATTTAGATTGCTCCAGCAGATCGTATCTGCAGCCTGTGTTAAAAATTCATCTTCGACTAGACAAACATACGTTCCGTATTCAAATCCACGATCTTCTGAGAGATATAATTCAATTGGCAATATACGACCTTGGCTGTATTTTGACAATAACGGATTAGAGTCTTCTAACAATGGACCGGATCTTGCAAATGTAGGCACAGTCCATTTACTATCTTCTAAAATTAATAGTATACGTCCTGTGGTTTTAGATAAAAATAATAATCCGGCACGTTGTTGCATGTGCTTACTTATCAACCAACGATCTTGAAATTCCACTCTTCTGGTCTATACTCGCCTTCAAAAGCTTTGATCCATTGATCTCCGTCCCACTTGTACTTAATGCCAGTGCGAATATTTTGGATATGTGTAGGCGAAAATGTTTCCCCTACTATATCAGCAGCTTCTAAGGTATTGTCTACAGGATTCCAAATCGTAGCCCACGTTTGCCCAGTCCATTCTACTATAGAGTTAGCTGTGATTACGGGATCTGTGCCGTCTTGATTTTCCCAGCTAGAGTCGTTATTGCTGGGATCACGCCAAGCCTGGGGGCCACGGTACGGAATGTCGGTACTATCTGCAGGCTGCGAAGGTAGACTTATATACCCGCCACGATTTTCACTGTTGTTAACATCATCTAACATCAAAAATCGCAGTCCTACAGGGATGGCTGCATGTGAGCCGTATACTTCTAATGGATTGTATTTGTACGGATCTATAATGGCATCCACAGTACCTCTAGCAGCAACACCCGGTATTACACTAGCAATGTCATCATTGGCAGGATAAGTGTCTGCATCTAAGGTCACAGTAAGTACGCTTTGATCTAAAGGATTAATCACAAAGGTGCCAACTATTTCATAGCCGCTGGCTTTCTTAAAATACACTTCACTGCCAGGCATATATCCGCCTTGTACATTCAGTATGATATTCCAATCAATTGGCTCACCGTTTTTTATTTCCTTTTCGACGAGCCCTAATGCCACTACTGCTTCTGATGGATCTACAAGAGTAAGATCATATTGATTGTCAGTAGTATTACCAGTATTTGATTTGAACAATAGAACTCTATACCTGCCGTAGGGTTTCATAACTGTTTTAATAGACACTGAATTATCATAAATCAAATCTTCTAGATTTGCTATATTACCTTCTTCAGTGAATACATTGGCTATAATACTCTGTACAATGCCTAGCTTTTTAACTTTGGCTGGGGGAGTAATATAGATAGGAACTTCAAATTCTAATGAACAAATGTCTATGTCACTTTCTGCACCCTGGGGTATAGTTCGACTCGAGAAAGTAGTGGTTGTAAGATATAACGCACTGAGGCTGGTCCAGTCAATGTAGTTGTCTGTGGTTTGTAATTCCAAGCTGGGATTAAACAGTACTAATATTTGTTCCAGCAACTGTAATTTTTGATCAGTATTAGAAGTCCATATGTCAGCTTTCATAGTCAGCTTAAACGGAGTAGGCAACAGTCGTTCTACTGTGTAGCTGCCGCCCTGTGCCCCTGTGTACTCCCTAGTACCGCTGGCATCAGTGAATCTACGTTCTCGGATATGTATTTTTGAAACAAATGTAGGGTCGCTGAGCCTAGTAGTGTCCATTTCAAGAGCTGTGATATAACAGGCTATTCTAGGAACAGTAGGCATTTTGTTTTCTGAATTGTCTTTGATAATGCTGGCTACCTGCCTGGTTAGATCACCATACATCACTGGGATTTGTCTTTGTTCTCCGTCGCCTGCCTGATATTTAAAACCAATAAACACACGCATGAACTGTGTGACATAGCGTCTTATCTGTCCGTCATAGTGAAAATCCATTATTCGTCTGCCTCGGGTCTAAGAGCCTTGCTGAGACCCTGTTTTTGTTTGACTGTGTGACCATCGATGGTGCTCACAGTAGGATTATTAATGAATGTGGCTTTTTGTGTTTGTCTGACATCTTTGTCTGCAAACATACCTGCGGCCACATCACTGGCACCAAGATTGCTCATAGTCATTCGAACATTGTCCTCAAATTTACGCCATCTTGAGCCATCAAATCTGAACAGCCTGTTAGGCAGATAATCTGTGCGCAGTGCAAACTGGCCATTGACAGGACTAGCCGGAAATGAAATGCCTGCGGTAAATGGAGCACCATTAGGAGGTACACCGTCTTTGGTTAGATATCCTTCATAGCCATCGCCGTCTACCGGTATTATTACACTGCTGGCAGTCTGTCCAACATACACAGCATTACCATCCGTGTCATATAGTAGATTACCTGCTTCGTCGGTGGCCTGTCTCTGTGCATCCACTGTTACAGATCCCGCATCCACAGTGGCTAATTCAACTATTCCGTCAGCGTTTCTCTGCAGGGTATAATACTTACTGGTATCATATCCGCTGCGAGGTGCATCGGCCTCTGCTTGATTTAAGACCGCAGCAGTGATCTGCATTTCTTTTTCATAGGTACTGACCACATCTCTCAATGTGTCGGCCAGTGCATAGTAGGTATTGTTAGGTGGAGCAATGCCCGTGACTTCCTGTATGACCTGATATTTTTTACCGTTAGCTGCTAGTACTATATCACCCGGATAGTATGTGATGCCTGCGTTATAAGTGCCTTGATAAGCATCGCTGTCAGCAATGCCATCTAGGATCTGTTTGAATTCTTGACTGTCTACTAATGGTTTGCACTTGGCTCGATATAAGTGTGGATACCATGTGGCTGAAAATCCTTCTGCTGCTCTACTGACTTCTTCAATCACAAAGAAACGTTTCAGCGCAAATGTCAAATCATTCAAAGCATACTCATCTTTGAGATGTGGTAGTTCTATTACGTCGCCTGCTATGATTTTACGACCTAGTTTTTCTACGGTATCAGTGATGTGAAACGTGATAAAGATAGTGTCATTCTGTAAAAATAATCCAAATTGACTAAGGTTAAAATCTATGTCGCTGATATTGTAAACTCCGCGCATTACATATACATCAGGATCGTACTTACGATCGCGATTTTCTAAAAACAACAGATCCTGTATGTTTGATACATTATCAGCGGAGTAGCTAGGAGTGCTGGGCGTATCGCCCTGTATTGCAGCACCAGTGCCTATGTATCTGTGTACCAGCACATCTGTTCCGCCAACTTGAAACATTTCCCAAGCATTGCGATCTATAAATTTGAAATCATTGCCCTTTTCGGGCCTGTAAAGAGAGAGTCTTGGCATAGTCATATATTTACCGCTGTAATAAATACTAGCATGAGCACATCAGACCAAGCCAAAAACTCTGTTTACAACTACTGCAAAGCCATGCTAGGCGATGGTATGGTAGATGTAGAATTAGATCCCATACATTACGACACAGCACTTAATCGTGCCTTAGCAGTTTTCCGCCAGCGCAGCGATAACGCTGTAGAAGAAAGTTATATGTTTTTAACCCTAACTGAAAGTACCAACGAATATATACTACCCAAAGAAATACAACAGGTACGACAGATATTTCGTAGATCAGTAGGCTCAAGAACTGGTAACGGCACAGGTGGAACTGTATTCGAGCCGTTCAATTTGGCCTATGCCAACACCTATTTGTTAAGCAGTACTAACATGGGTGGATTGCTGACCTATGAACTGTTTAGTCAGTATCAGGAATTAGTGGGTAAGATGTTTGGGTCGTTTATCAATTTTACCTGGCATCCGCAAAGTCATAAAATTATCATACATCAACGTCCCCGCGGTGAGGAATCAGTAATGCTACAGGTATACAATTCTAAACCGGATTTCGCTGTCATCGATGATGTCTATTCCGGTCAGTGGATCAAGGACTATGCTTTGGCCAACTGTAAAATGATGCTAGGCCAGGCTCGAAGCAAGTTTGGACAAATCGCAGGTCCGCAAGGTGGCACACAACTCAACGGCACAGCACTGATCACAGAAGCACAGGCCGAAATGGAAAAACTAATGGAAGATCTCAAAACTGGTATTACTACACAGGGTTGGGGTTGGATAACTGGTTGACCTTATAATTAATCTATATTATAATTGTTCTAAAGGGGACAGTTTATGATCATAGGTGTATGCGGTTTTATAGGCTCGGGCAAAGACACCGTGGCCGACTATCTAGTTAATTTTCACGAATTTCGCAGAGAAAGTTTTGCTTCAACTCTCAAAGATGCTGTGTCAAGTGTATTTGGTTGGGACAGAATCATGCTTGAAGGCAGAACTAAGGAAGCACGTGAGTGGCGTGAACAGGTAGATCCGTGGTGGGCAGAACGCTTAGACATGCCTACATTAACTCCTAGATGGATTCTACAATACTGGGGAACTGAAGTTTGCCGGAAAGCATTTCACGATGACATCTGGATTGCCAGTCTAGAAAACAAACTCCGCCTAAGCAAAGACGATGTGGTAATTAGTGATTGTCGATTCCCTAACGAAATTGCCAGT